TCATCGTTGCGTGCGCGGCTGTGCACTGACGGTCAAGGTACCGATGCGACCGTCGAGACGACGCAGAACGAGGCGGTAGACGAACCCGCTATCGCCCTCACACAGCAGGATGCGCACCACGTCGCCAGCCATCTCGTCCCGCGCCATGTCCTGGACGTCCCGGGCGGACCTAAGCTTTTCGCGTGCGACGATGGGAGCCGCGTCCGACCACTCGCCGTAGCAGCGGTCCTCCGCGGAAGCCCGGCCGCCAAATGTCGCCGCCAAAACGGCGGCGGAAGCTATGGCGGCGAGACTGAGGGCGGATCGACGTGACATTGCGGGGGCTCCAGTAATGGGAACATAGGGCACACGGACTGAACCCCTGATGAATGCCCGTCGGCGGCTTCAGACGCGGATCGAAACCGGTCGGCGGCCCAGGGGCAAAGCTGCGCGTGAGCGGCCGACAACGGTCATGATGGTTCCCACGAGGCCCCCGACAGCCTGCGCCACAGCCACGACGTCGTTGCCGAGCTGCTCGATCAGGGCGCCCGGGACATGCAAACCGAACGCCGACAGGACCGCCGGCGCGACCGTCGAGATTGCGGTTATCAGTGTTCCCCAGATGGTGAGGGAATTGCCCCACCACTTCGAGACCGCCTCGGAGGGTGCAGTCGCGGGATGATGTGACTCGGGCATGAAGCTCTTATCCTTTCTTTGCTGGGAAGGTAGAGAATCGACTTGAGAAATCGGAGTGCTGTCCGAAAAGGAAAGGCGGCCGTCCTCGAGGCTCAGCGCCTGTGCGAGAGACTTGTCCACGCGCGCAAGCCAGCCGCGGCCGAAGCGCCAGAAATGACCGAGTGCGCGATACCGGCGCCGGCGGATGTCCGCATAGCGCTTGAGTGTGTCCCGCACGGGTAGGCGAGTGGCGGCCGCCAGCGTGATGGGGCCGATCTGGCCGTCGATTGCGACACCCAGCGCCTCCTGCATCATCCGGGCCGCTCCACCGACACCCTGATTGACGGCTGCATCGAAGTGGAAATGAGCGAGCGGCGCCGGCAGAGCTGGGCAGTACGCAGCGCGCCAGTAGCGCTCGCGATAGATGCGCGTGACGGTTTCGTCCGGAATAGCGCGAAGCTCGGATTTCAACCGTTCGCGCACAGTGGGCACGAGCGACTTCCCCGTGAAGGCAGCATAGGTCGCAAGCGTGATGCCCTTGTTCGTCGGCCCGCCCGGATCGAAGGCGTCGTCGCTGTAGCCGCCTTCATGCTCGAGAATGCGAGCAAGCGACCACGCGAAGGCCGAGGTATCGGGGACGACGGGTCGCGGGGAGCCCCCGGTCGGATCCGGAGGACGCCTAACCCCCAGCAGACGATTGCGGGCGAAGGCCTCCACCGTGACCGCATCCGACTGGTTGCCGCCGAGCAGGATCACGCTTTCGTTGGTGAACCCCACCAGGAAGCCGACGTGTCCGAGAGCCGGATTGGCTCCGCGCGACAGGACCGCGATGTCGCCCGGTTCGGGCGCGGTCGCCGTCTGTCCCCAACCAAGATACGAGCGCGCCATCAGCGATCGCGTCCCTGCTATTCCGGCTCGCTCGAGGCAGGCGCCGACGAATGCCGCGCACCACGCCGTCGCATCGTCGGCCAGTTGAGGGTGGCCGACCTCGCGGATGTAATCGTCGATCCGGGAATTACTCTTCGGCCCTGGAATCTCGCGCTGCCCGAGTTGGGCCCAGGCATGGGCGAGCCACGCGGGCTGGCGCATGTCGCCGAGGCGCATGGCTTTAGCTCCCTACTGAAGTTGTATAAGTCCAAGTCAAACGACGGCGTCACGCGGCGCACCGCGTCCCATCACGGCGCTGACCTGGTGCACGCGGATGGAGAGCGTGGATTGCGGCAGACCGAAATCGGCCGTCTGCTCGGCAGCCGAGTAGGTCGCAATCGGCTCGCTCGTAACCATCGTGCGAACAACGGTTCCAGCAGACAGGATGTCGACCTCGTAACGCTCGATTTCCTCGGCGAGAGGCACCTCGACCGACGTCCAACTGTCTCCGCCGATCCGTGTGCGCCTGAGCCAGGTGATGGTGAGGTCACCATCATCGCGTCGGCCACGAACGTGCACCGGGCTGAGTGGCCGTAGACCGAGGCCGCGGAAAGCATGGATCTCTGTTTGATACGAGGCGTCGCCCAGCGCACGGGCGGCCGGTCCGTAACGCCAGACGAGTGGCAGCTCGACGTCCGTCATCGTAAGTGGAACAGGCGTCAAGGCGCCGTCCAGCAGCACAAACCGTGCCCCCGCCGCAATCGGTGCACGCATCGCCCGTTCGGTTCCGGCTTGTCCGCGCAGAAGCTTCGCGAGTTCGTACGTGCCCGGCGCCACGAGCGTCGCCGTCTCGAACTGCAAGACCTCCCACTCGCCGTCGAGACCTTCCACGGCTGCCGCATTGGCTCCCGCCAGGAGGTTGAGTGTCGTGGTCGACGTCAACATACCGGAATCGACACGCACTCTTATGCGCGAGGCAAAATCGAACCGGCACTCGGGACCCGGAGCCAAGTCTTCGAGAAGGACACCAGTGATGCCCTTGCGGCCCGCAACCGCTGCGAGCGTGAAGTCTGCATCGGTCGGCGAGCGGTAGAATGCCGCGCCACCGCCCGGCCAAGGTTCCCGGACCGCAACCACGTAGCCGTTCGCAGGCACTTCCCCTCCCGTGAGCAAGGGCAGATCGAGAAATACGCCGAGAACCGGACCGATCGTGCCGTCGTCTCGAGGCTTCTCGGGCCTGACGACGGTGCTGCCTCCTGCGTAAACCGCCGGATCGATTGCGATCGCCTCGATCTCACGCGCCCCATGGTCACCGACCTCGATGATGCGGAAGAGGCGGGAACGTTCTGCATGCTCGAAGACGACCACATCGCCGGGCTGGAGAGCCAGCGCCGAGGGCGGGAGCAGGAATCGAGCCCGCTCGCGCGCGGCCCAAGTCTCAAAGAGCCAGGTGTCGGCAGTGCGAACCGCCTGTCCGGCGTCCATGACGAGGGCGAGTTGCGCGTCTGCGACGCGCCCGGATGCTCCAACCAGGCGGCGCGACTGGGCAACGGCCTGCCGGTAGTCGGATTCCAGCGCCGAGTAAGAGACGCGTGCCGCGGCGGGAAGGTCCGTCTCCTGGGCCCGGGTGAGGCGCACGAGATCGGAGCCGGGCTTGGTCTCGACCAGATCGTCGATCGCGAGCGCGACAAGCGGCGGCTCGGCTCCGCGATGGGCAAACCGGATCGCGTCGCCGTCGTCGATCGCATCGAGAAAATAGGCGAGCTCCAAAGGCTGCATCGCATCGCGAGCCGACATCGGTCGGTCGATGACGAGGCCCGTGACGAGCGCGTCGAGCGCAGAGACGTCGTAATCGGAAAAGCCATACCCCTCGAGCAGCGCGGCGATAACCGCGCCGAGTTGTTGGCCGGTCACGCGTCCGTTGATCCAATGACCGAGGCGCCAATTCGCGCCGTCGCTCCACACGAGATCGAGACTTGGAAAGGCGGGATAAGGACGCGCGTCCCACGCGTAGACGTAGATATGATCGATATCGATCATTCGTCCGCCGTAGCCCGCGGACGCGGGATTTGCCCCATCGACATAGCCCGGATGCAGCGGATCGAGAGCCTCGAGCAGGGCCTGCAGGTAGCGGCGCTGCATGAGATCATCGCGCTCGCCGCTCGAGTGATAGGGCAGGAACGATTCCGAGCTCTTCGGATCGACGAATACGTTGGGCTGATTGGCACCCTTGTCGACCGCAGGGCACCCGATCTCAGTCAGCCAGATCGGCTTCGATTGCGGTACCCAACCGGTCGGTGTAGCGCCCTCCACACCACCGGGTCGGTCGAAATGCGGGTTCGACCACCAATTGCGCACATCCTTGTAGCGAAACACCCAAGGCTTGCCGGCAGCGCCGTCCACGATCGGGGTGCGGATTTGAGCCGCGCGGTCGGCGGGCGAGGCGTAGAACCAGTCGTAGCCTTCGCCACCAAAGACATTGGCCTTCAGGTAGTCGACATCGTAGATCGAGCGAGCCCCTGCCGTGTGATCCAGATGGTCGTTGTCGCGCCAGTCGGCCAGCGGCCAGTAGCAGTCGATGGCGACCGCATCGATCGCAGGCGATGCCCATAGCGGATCGAGGTGGAAGTGCACGTCGCCCGAGCCGTCAACCGGCTGGTGGCCGAAGTACTCGGACCAGTCGGCGGCATAGGTGACCTTCGTGGCAGGTCCGACGACGGCCTTCACATCGGCGGCAAGCGCGGCGAGGGCTGATACAAACGGATACGTCGAGGACCCGGACCGCACCTGCGTCAGGCCACGGAGCTCGGTTCCGATCAGGATGCCGTCGACACCGCCGGCAGCAACCGCGAGATGCGCGTAGTGCAACACCATGCGCCGGATCGTCCACTCGGCCGGCCCCGAATAGACGACGCTCTCGCCGTCTATCGCGTAGTGCGCGGGAAGAGCGGCGCCGACGATGTTTGCAACTTGTGTGGCGGCGAGCGCCGTCTTGTCAGGCGAACCGGACAGGCCCGGCGCAGGATCGACAGTAATCCGCCCACGCCACGGATAGGCGGGCTGCCCGACCACGCCCGTGTAGGGGTCGGGCAGTCCATTGCCATGCGGCACGTCCATCAGGATGAAAGGGGCCAGCAGAACCTTGTGGCCGCGGGCTTTCAGATCGCGAATAGCCGAGACGACGGTCTGATCGGACGGCGTGCCACCGTAGGCGGCCTGCCCATCGTTGCTCGAAACGAGCGGAGCCGTCGCACGCGTGAGCCCCGCGACAGTCCATTCGAGCGGCGAGGTCTGCTTCTCCGTGGCATCCACCGCTGGGCGTACGAGACAATGCCCGGCCCTGAGATCCGAGCCGAACCAGCTCACCACGAGCGACGTCGACCGCGCATTGGGGAGCGTCTCGGCCAGCTGATCGAGCGCAACCTCCCAATCGGTGCTTCCTCTGCGAGTGTTCGTGTTCTCGGCCACGGTGCTGACCGAGCCCGTCCGCCGCGTGACCGGCTCGGAGGCGTAGACGAACTCGCCCGACCCCGGGATCATGACGACGCCGCGAACCAGATCCTCGAAGGCATCGACGGATCGGTGCACCTCGAACGACAGCTGCGGCAAGCGGTTGCCGAAGGTGTCGAGCGCCATGCGCTCGAACACGATATAGGCGACACCTCGGTAGGCGGGCGCCGCATCGGCCCCCTCACGCGCAACGATCAGACCGTCTGGCTCCTGCGTCTCGCTACCGTGGTAGAGCCGCCAGACGTGCTGTCCGAGATCGAGTTCCTGCCCATCCGCCACATCCAAATTGATTTGATTGGGTAATATCCGCAAATCCTCCACCCGCCCCACTATCCGCCCTACTCCTTCGCATGGTTGCTAGCGGCCAACGGCGGCCTGATATGACCTGCCTAGGCTATTCAAGGTGGTGCTGAATGCTATGGTTACCCCACGGATGGGGTGGCAAGTATGGTGTCCAACAGAGAGGAAGATCTTTACCCGCACGTCGAGCAGTTCCTGCATTTGGGATTTGCTCCGCGGCTGAAGCCTGTTTTGGGTGTTCACCTGACACTGGTTGCTGTGACAGCGACGGCTGGCCCGGCCGGTTCTGGAAAGTGGTCCCGGCCTGACTTGGCTCTCATCAACCTCTGGCGCCACAAATACCAACCTCATCAATCCCTGGACCTCTATGGGTTCGAGGTAAAGCGCGATGGCGGCTGCGACTTGGCATCTGTGCATGAAACGCTCGCCCACGCGCGGCTCGTCAACTTCGCCTATTTGGTCTGGCACTACTCTGCGGCCGATTTCGTCGACCCACACTTCGGTACAATCAAAGATAATTGCCGAGCTTACGGCCTAGGCTTGATCACATTCGCCAATCCGCTCGATGGCTCCACGTTCATGTTTCATATCGATGCTCAGCGGAAGGCGCCTGACCCCTCCGCGGTTGACGAGTTTATAGAGACCCGTTTCGCCGAATCCCAAAGACATCGTCTTCTGTCCTGGATCGCGGAGCCCCGTTCATGACGTTCAAGCTGGCCATCGCCAATTTGAAGGGGGGAGTTGGAAAGTCCACGACCACACTGTTCCTCGCGGAGACCTTGGCCGTCTTTCATGACCTAAGCGTCCTCGTCGTGGACCTTGACCCACAATCGAATGCCAGTTTCATGCTCCTGAGCCGCGACGGGCTGCACCAAGCGGAAAACAGCGGTAAGACCCTCCCGAACTTTTTGCTAGACACCGCGCGGAACGGATCTCCGAACCCGTCGGGTTACATTTGGCCGAATGCTAGCGACCTCACTGAGTTGCGGGATCAGTCTCGTCGTGGACGGGTCGATGTCCTCGCGTCCGTTCCGCGTTTGTGGTTCGTGGAAATGCTGCGCGAAAAGCAGTCATATCTCGAGGAGATCGACCCCGCCGAGCATCTTCGTAGGTCACTCGACCACTACCTTGAGCCACTAGCCGCTTGGTACGACGTTATCATCTTTGACTGTCCGCCGGGGTTTTCCTCTTTGACCCGAGCAGGCCTTCTTAGCGTCGAGGCGGTTATTTCGCCCACAATCGCGGACGCTGTCTCCGTTCGGAGCTTGTCGGATTTTGTCGAGATCGGTTTGACCGACGTCCTCAAGATCAAGGGTCGGGTTCAGCACTACGTCGTCATTTCAAAGTACCGCGCGAACACCGTCCACGGCCGGGAGGCCGATCTCCTAAAAAAGAGATTCGAGGTCTTTGAGCCCTACGTCAAAGACAGTGTGGACATGATCAGGGCGACAGAGCGAATTCGGGCTGATTCCTTTCGTGGCTACGACGCCAAGTTTGGCAGCCTCAAGGGTGACCTGCGAAAGCTCACCGACACCGTCTACCGCTACGCAATCAAATTGAGGGGAATACGATGAGCAAGACTCAACTCGATGCTGGCGAAGCCCTGGACCGTTTTTTTTCCGTCGTCCGCCAAGAGGCCTCCGACAATCCGAAGTTCGCGAGCCGCCTGCTAGAGGCTCTTGGTGTGCAAGTCATGTTCCGAGGGGACGCGACCGCGCCAGCCATTGATCCGGTCCAAGTCGCCATGCAAGGCCAAGAGGAATTCCGAAAGACGTTTCTGACCTTCTCGGCCAAAGATCTCAAAGTGATGGTGAAGGAGTTCAACCTTGGCACCGCGGACGACATGAAGGGTAAAAGCCGCCCGGCACAGATCGTGGATGTAATGTGGGCTGGCGCCCAGGCCAAAATGCGCGACAGAGGCCTCAAATAGCAACATCATCCCATGTTCGCGCCGCGTACTGCAGCCATCGGTTGTACAGGAAGCGGAGGCGCTCCGCGGGCACCGCGAAGCTTCGTTCATGACCCTGAGCGGCCGATTAGCCTTGGCCCCCTTTCCGTGCATCGAAAGGTCGAGGGCGGAGAACGTTGGCCACTTGGCGGTAGTTGTCGGCCGAGACGGTCGAGATACGTCCGGTCTGCCTCGACAGTCTCCGCAACATCTCCTGGGTAGCCAATACGACGATTGCCGAAGCAGACACCGCCTAGCACAACCGAATTCGGTGAGCAAAATCGCGGGGGGGACACGCCCAAATATTGTGTCTCGACGAGCTGTGCTAGCCTTGTGCGAATCGGGGTGAAACGTGGGCATCGTAGTCTCACTAAAACGGAAGAACGAGAAGCAAGGCGTACCATGCACGCCGCGACTTCCCTTGCCTGACGTAGCGGGCCGCGCCCTCGCTTACCCCGAGCTTCGGTACATGGGATCCAAGAAGCGGCTGCTGCCGTGGATCGGCCAAGTGCTGGACGGCCTCGACTTTGAGAGCGCCCTCGATCCGTTCTCAGGAACGGGATCCGTCGGCTATCTCATGAAGACGATGGGTCGCCGCGTTGTCGCCTCCGACTTCCTCAACTTCTCCAGTATCATTGCTCGCGCCACGATCGAGAACAACGTCCATCAGCTTGACGGTCGTCATATCAAGAAGCTGTTGAAGCCCGCCAAGCCTGCCCATGACTTCATCGAACAGACCTTTGGAGGCGTATTCTACAAGCCAGAGGATCTTAAATTTCTCGACCGCGTGTCCGGAACGATCCGCCAGCTCGACCACCCGCATCATCAAGCGCTCGCCTACGCCGCGCTGTTTCGGGCCTGCCTAAAGCGCCAGCCGCGCGGCGTGTTCACCGTGTCAGGCGATCTCGCGCGTTACGACGATGGCAGGCGCGATCTTAAGCTTTCCGTTGAAGAGCACTTCATCGAGCAAATAGAAGTGTTCAACGAGGCTGTATTCAGCAACGGACGCCGTAATAAGGCGCTTCGCTCCGACGTGTTCGACCTGCCCTCGCAGCGCGTCGATCTCGTCTATCTGGATCCGCCCTACGTCCCGCGCTCCGACGATAACTGCTATATCAAGCGCTACCACTTCCTTGAGGGCTTGGCATCCTACTGGCACGGCTTGCCAGTGAACATGACGACCAAAGTTCGGAAGATTGACAAGCGATTCACACCCTTTAGCTACCGCCGCACAGCGATAGATGCCTTCGATCGCATGTTCGGCCGGTTCGCCAAGAGCACGATCGTTCTGTCCTACAGCTCGAACGGCTTCCCCGACCTTGAACACCTAGAGGCGCTCCTGCGCCGTTACAAAAAATCCGTCCGCGTCTTTGAGAAACCGCATCGTTACCACTTCGGCACGCACGAGGGCGTCGAACGGTCGTCGGTAACTGAATACCTAATCGTGGGGCGATGAATGCAGCGGGTCACGCAATCGCTCACGGATATCTTGTCCAGTCTTCAGCCGCTGACGGTTGACTGGAAGGATCCTGTTGCGACCCGCGTTATCGACAAGCTCAGAGTGTTGCCCGTGCGCTCTGTCTATGTGCTCGACGACATCGGCCAATATCTCGATGACGACTTCGAAGACGGCCTGTTGATCTGCCGCTTGTTCCTTGGTCTTTCAAAGGATCAATTCACATCCAGCCTTGCCGAAGCTTTGGGTGAACAGGGCTCCGGCAAGACCCGCTTCAGGCGCGATCGTGCGGGCTTCCTCGCGGGCATCGGCGCTCTGGGTGTGCTTGATGCCATGTCGGCGGAAATCAACCGGGAGGTGCATTGGAGCGATTCGCTCGTCGAGCGCCTTCGCAGCGGTCGGGGCAGCGCCATCAGCGGCCAGAGGCGCGGGCGCGGTCTCGAAGACTTCGCCGAGGACCAAGTTAAGAACGTCTTCGGCACGACCTATGCCGCCCGATCGAACTTCGTCGGCGTGCGCGGCCTTCTTGCTAAATGCGATATCGCCATCCCATCGATGCAGGATCCACGCATCGTCATCGAGTCCAAAGCCTACGGCGCGACGGGATCGAAAATGACTGATGTCATCGGCGACATCGAAAAGATCATCGCCGCCAAGCGCTCAGATACCGCCTTCCTGTTCGTGACCGATGGCTTGTCATGGCGGCAGCGCCAGAGCGATCTACGAAAGATCATCGGCTACCAGAACAACGGCGACATCACGCGCATCTATACCTTGGCATTCGCCGACGCATTCGTCGCCGATTTGGGGACCTTGAAGACAGAAATGGGGATCGCATGAGCAGTGGGGCGAGGCTTCTGCCCCCTACGCCGTCTACGGCCAAGTAACCGCGAGCGACGTCGCCACCTGGTGGACTCATCACTACCCTCAAATCGTCTCCCAAAATATCCGCATGTTTCTGGGCGCAGATACCGAGGTGAATCTTGGCCTGCAACAAACTCTATTCATGGAGCCGCAACACTTCTGGCACTTCAACAATGGCATTACGGTTCTTTGCCGAGAAATCCGCCCAAAGCTAATGGGTGGGAAGAGCAAAGAGACTGGCTTTTTTACCTGCACGGACGTCAGAATCGTCAACGGGGCCCAGACTGCAGGTTCCATTAAAGCGGCGTTTGATAAACGCCCCGACCAAGTCGAGCAGGCCAAAGTTCAAGTCCGCTTCATCGCCGTTGGCGAGACCGAACCAGTAACCCTCAAGGACGCGATCACGAAGGCGACCAACACGCAGAACCGGATCAATCGTCAGGATTTCGTTGCACTCGACTCCGAGCAGCTCCGCCTGCGCACCGAACTCGCGATAGACGGGCTCAACTACAGCTACAAGTCTAGCGATACGACCATCCGCGATATTAGGAGCACGGATCTCGAAGAGGCGACTGTTGCCCTCGCCTGCGCCAATTCAGATCTTGCTTATTCTACACTAGCAAAACGCGAAATTGGCCGCCTCTGGGAGGACACCGCGAAGGCCCCGTACAAGGCACTTTTTAATGCTAGCCTGAGCGGCACGAAGATGTGGCGCACCATCATGCGCGCTATCGAGGAGGCGATCACCCAGCGCCTCAAATTGCTCACTGGCAGAGACGAGGGGTACCTCATTCACGGCAATCGGTTCTTGGCACACAGGGTGTTCCAGAAGCTACCGTCAGACTGGTTGATCAATCTCAGCGTCCTGCCGACAGGTATGGTAGTACGGATTGAGGCAGAGCTTGAGACGGCACTCACGGAAACGACCTGCACGGCCGACGCTCTGTACCCACAAGCTTATCTCGCAAACCTCTTCAAGAATCAAAGTAAACTGGCCGAAATCGTAGCCACGCTAAATGCTCCGCTATCGCCTCTAGTTCCTACCCAAGCAGAACTCCCGTTAACGACCGATCCATAAGCAGTTTGCGTCTGCCTCGCCGGTCTGGCTTGGAGCTATCGCAAGCATTTAGCCGCTTCTTGAACACCGCCCCGCCAACCGGACCACCATCGCGCTCGAGCGCAGACGGCTGGGGGCAAAGGACTCGCGACTGATTGACTCGCTTCGCATGGTACCCGATCTTAGCAAATTGGACGAGATTAGGGGGACTCAATGGGACGGATAGCAATCCTATCATGCGCAGCCATCGCGCTTCTGTGGTCTGTCAGTGGCACTGTCCAGGCTGCCGGCCCCTTCCAAACATTTCACTCTGGCAACTGGAAGGGTGGTGCTTATACTAGTGACAGCACCCGAGAATTCTCCCACTGCGCTGCTTCGACTTCCTATCGCAGCAATATTCTCCTCTTAGTCTCTGTAAACCGAGCGATGCAGTGGAATTTAGCATTTGCGCATCCGCAGTGGAGTCTCACCATTGGGGAGGTCATACCAGTCACTTTCATCTTTGATCGGAACACACGGATCAATCTAACGGCCAAGGCTATCGACAAAACCTTAGCCATCGTACCCATGCCCGACACCTCAGAACTCGTCAGCGCTTTTCGGCGATCTTTTATTTTACAAGCTATCACAAAAAACGATCAATTTGAATTCCGCCTCGACGGTACTAGCCGTCTTCTGCCCGCCCTTGTGGGTTGTGTCCGCCGGAACATTGAACCGTCGACTGGCGCGCAGGCATCTACGCCACCAGCTAGATCAATTTCCCGGCCCTCAGGCAGTGCTACTGACTATCAGGAACTCTCACAGGCCGAAGCGGCCATTATGCTGACTAACCTTCTCAATTCAGCGGGTGTCTCTAACTATCGGCTTGAGCCACCGACGCAGGCCTCCGTTGGGGCGAGTTTTACGCTTAGTGACGGAACGCGAGGCTTCTTCATTGGAGCACGAGGAAGCACGAAAAGCGCTGATGAATACGCAACGCACTTGATCGGACTGTTATCTCAATCATGCAAGGGCGACCTAGTTACTGGCAGGCAGAGCGTTCCTGCCACTGATGGCAGCGTAATTCGCAAGGTAATCAGCACGTGCAAATCATCTGAGGGTGCGGCTATTACTGAGTCGACTGTTATCCGCCGACCGAACGGCTTCTTAATAAACCTCTCGCAGACCTTACCTGTGAGCGTTGCAACCCTGAGCGAAGGTACGGGGGGCAAAGATCGAGAAGCCATTATCGATGCTGCACTTCGCTTGCCTTAGCCTCATATATACACAAGGCGGCGGGGAATGAGCTGATGGACGGCGACGAGACCGTGGTTTTGGCCTAGCATTCTGGTGTCGAAGCAGAGCGGGCGCGTCGCCGGCCACAGCCCGTCACCATGCAAGCTTACCTATTCTGGGGCGAGTTCAAACTAGCTCTTTCGCGACGCGCAGCGCTATCGCCTGGCGCAATCGGCTAGAAGGATGCGACAGCGATGATGACGATGACAAAAAGCCCACTGCCCTCCATCCTTCCGATGAAAAGCTGCCCAAGTCTACAGAGTTGTTGACGGAACTGCGGCTGCAGCATCAAGCGACAGAACCGCTTCGGCGTCCGCTTTGGTTGCTCTTTCTGGTGGCAGTCGTGGGTCTTCTTGCGCTGGCCATCCGATAAACTGTTGCTAGCCTGATACGGGAAGCCGATCCTCTGTGCCGTGCGGTAGCCTGCCACTCAAATCAAAGTGGAAACCGTTGTATCTCGCCCGCTTGCTTGCTCGCCTCTCGGATCAGCTCTGCCACCTCCCTCCGGGTGGCCAGCATCTCATTGGTCGTCATCCCATGCCGCCACGCCCCATTAGCCTTGCCCTTCGGCGCTCCCGCCCTCGCTCCGTGCATGCGGCACACGTTCTTGCCCCTGACAGCCGGGGCTCGGCAGGCGCATCGCGAGCGCTTGCTGGTGGCCGAGCAGCGCTTGGCTTGATGCATCAGACGGGCTTGCTGCCTCATTCGCTCCAACTGCATGGGATTGGCTTTGATTTTTCGGGTTGCCCCCTCCCCCAGTCTTGACGTTGCCGACAATGGCTTGCCCTCCCTCGTTCACGGTGACGTGCTGGACGCGAATGCTCTGTTCGCCGGTTGACCGGTAGCGTTCGGCTCGCACAATCTCATCATTTGCTGGACACAAAATAGGATTCATCCTAGCTTGATTTCCTTTGATGGAGATTACTATGACGTTAGATGTGAACCGGTTTTTCGAGATGGTCTACAATGACCAAGAGCTGCAGGGTGCACTCAACTCGGCGCTGTGCCTTGTGGCACCTGCTATCGTAGTGGAGTTGGCCAAGGCCAAGGGCTGCGACTTTACCGTCGACCAGCTAAAGGAGAAGATCGCTGTCAACGACAGCACTGAGCCGCGGGACCCGCGCGAGCTTTCCACCCAGGAGGTATCGGCAGTCGCCGGCGGCCTCAGCCTATCCAATCTGAGTGGCGTCAACTTCGGGTGGGGCGGCAACATCTTCGGCCTCGGCTCGCCATTATCCAATTTCTGGAGCCGGGTGGTGCCGACGATCAACATCCACCCGATCAAAGGGCCGTCCTGGGTCAAGCAGATGGCCTACCGGGCGGCGGGATGGGGGGAGGCGAAGCCGGGCGAGAAGCGCTCGCTCGCGGAGCTACACAAGGAGCTCGAGCCCTCGGCGACCGGCAAGGCTTAGCGCATTGCGGCACTGCCGGCGTTCCTGGCGCACCGGCGGCGCGAAGATTGAGGTCGCGCCGGCTCTTTGTCGTACGGCAGAGCGGAGCCGCAGTTATGGCGACGTACTACGACCGGAATCTGCCCGGCGGGCCGGGCTCGAGCCAGGCGAGCCGGGTGCAGTTCGTAGTTACGACCAGCAAGTTCTGCAATCTCCGGTGCAGCTATTGCTATGAGTTCGCGGATCTCGGCGACAGAACCGCCATGTCGCACGCGCAGATCGAATACATGTACCGCTCGCTGGCGGAGTATTATGGCCGGCTCGGCCGGCGCATCGCAATCGAGTTCGACTGGCACGGCGGAGAGCCGCTTCTCAACGGCTCCGATTTTTTCTGGCGCACCTTCGACCAGCAGACCCGGATTTTCGACGATCCGCGCGTGACGGTCACGAACTGCGTTCAAACCAATCTCACGGTGCTCGACGATGGGCTCGTGAAATTGCTGCGCGAGGGATTCGACGGCGTCGGGGTCTCCATCGATCCCTTCTCCCCGACTCGGGTCAACGCCGGCGGGCGCGACATGCAGCCGACGGTGCTGCGTAACATGGATCGGCTCCGCGCGGCCGGCGTCGAGTTCGGATGCATTACCGTGCTCGGGCGCCACAACAGGCCCTATCTCGAGAATATTTTCCGCTTTTTCTCCGAAGGTGGGATCTCGGCGCGAATCCTGCCGATACACCGGGGAAGCGACGATGTGCAGAACGCGGCGGAGCAGTTGTCCGAACTCGAACTCCGCGATGCCTTCATCGAACTGTTCGAGATGTGGCTCATCAGCCCGGCGCCGATCGTGATCGAGCCCATTCATTCGCTGGCGGAGGACATCGTTCGCGCCGCGGCAAATCCCCATGCGCGCTCCCACTACGACAAACGGTCTTGGGAAACGGTCTACATGGTCAACACCGACGGAAACCTGTTCAGCTACGCGGACGTGTTCGATACCGCGATGTGCCACGGCAACGTCTTTCTCACGCCGATGTCGGAGATCTTCGGCAGCGTAGGCCACGTGCGGGCCATCGCTTCGGCGGAGGGCCGGATGCGAGCCGGATGCTCGGGCTGTCGCCACTGGGGCCGCGCGTGCACCGGCTATCCGATGGCCGAGGAAAGCGTCGCCAAGCTTGCCGGCGACCGGCTCGCGTGCGTGCGCGAGAAGGGCGTACTCGATCACATCGAGCGGCGGTTGCGCGAGCTCGACGTGATCGACGCCAAAGGCAATCTCAATAGCCGCTCGCAATATTTTCCGCGCTTCGAGCCGGCCCTGAGAATGCCCGCATGACACACACGCTCAGAATCCAGCCGGCTCCAGTGCGGTCGGGGGCGACCCTGATCGCCGGCTCTCGCATCGCGTTCCATGGCGATCCCGCCGACCTCAGGGACCGGATCAGGCTCAGCACGGGGACGCAGCCGCCCCCGGACGGGGCAGGCTACGTGGAAGATGCCTTGGTCCCGAAGGAGCCGTGGCGCCAACCATCCAGCGATGAGCTCGCGCTCTTGAGCCTGGGCGAGGCGGCGTGGCGTCTGTCGAACGACGTGGCTATCGTGCGCATCCCCGACAGCCTCGTCGCGCCATTCGTCGAAATGCTGGAGCAGCGCGGGCTGCGCGAGGCGGCCGACCCAAAGACTTATGAAACGATCGCGACGCATCCGGATTGGACGGTAAATCTGGAGCGGCTCGCCGCGTATCTCAGACGCGCGGGCGGGGAGCAACTCGCGTCGATTTTTTTCCGCATCGCGGAGCCCGACCGGCGCACACTGACGAAGGACGATTTCGGACGCGACGGGCGCAAGCTGGTCGGGCTGCACCTCGACAGCTGGGACGCGCTGCCGATGCGCCATCGGGGCCGGTCGCGCAACCGCCTGTGCATCAACTTCGGTCGCGAGCCGCGGTACTCGCTTTTCTGCAATCTGTCGCTGATGGAGATGTTCCACGCCATCGGCCTCAGGGATCCGGAAGACATATACAAGGATTTTCGCGGCCTCTACATGGGGCACCGGTTCATGATGGCCATGCCCTCCTATCCGATCGTCCGCCTACGAATCGATCCGGGCGAGGCCTACATCCTGCCGACCGACAACCTTCTCCACGACGCCTCGACCGTGGGCAACCGCTACTCCGACATCACGTTGACCTACCTCGGGATGTTCACTCCCTAAACCTGGGCCGATTCCGATGCAGAAGTCGCGAGCAACGCTCGAAGTTCGCAGAAGGAACCCGTTTGTCACGGCTTCCGAAAGACTTGGATTTTTTTCGTCAGCGCTAGCCCATCCCGTGCCAACTTTCCTAACATCCGCCGCTCGGCGACCATGCCTTTGGTCCCAAGCCCGTGCCGCCAAGCGCCGTTAGCCCTGCCCTTTGGCGCTCCCGCCCTCGCTCCGTGCATGCGGCACACGTTCTTGCCCTTCACAGCCGGGGCTCGGCAAGGGCATCGCGAGCGCTTGCTGGTGGCTGAGCAGCGCTGGGCTTGATGCATCAGACGGGCTTGCTGCCTCATTCGCTCCAACTGCATGGGATTGGCTTTGATTTTTCGGGTTGCCCCCTCCCCCAGTCTTGACGTTGCCGACAATGGCTTGCCCTCCCTCGTTCACGGTGACGTGCTGGACGCGAATGCTCTGTTCGCCTGTCGAGCGATAACGCTTCAGAGCCTCGAGCTGGGCGGCAAACGTCCGCGCGAGCTTGTTGAGCTGGGTGCCGGCGAAATCGGCCTGCGGAAGCGTCTCGGATCGATTGAACCGTCGCGCCGTGTCGATCGTCGCCTTGTGGATTGCCGCCATCTGGCACGCCAGCAGCGCTTCTGTGGGATCACGAGGACCAATGGCTTTGACGATGGCCAGGGCCACATTCAGGTCAGGCGAGGTCAGGTCGCCTTCGCCCTGGGCGACATTGGCGAGGTTCACCAGCAGTCCCTCTGCAAGCATACCGTCGCCAGTCGCAAACAGCTCTGCAAGTAAGGCGTGCGTTACCGCCTTGTCCGGATGGTCGGGGTCGATGGTCGCCTTTCCGCTGGGATAGCTGACTTTGAACCTTGGCGACGGTGGTTGCTTAGTCCGTCGCTCCAGCATCCGCCTCGCGGCCTCGGCCTCTTTCGCTGTTGGCTGGTAGCCGCTCGCCTCCGCGACTTTCACCTTTGATGCCGCTTCGCTCATGCAGACCTCGCAATCAGGTTCTCGGTAAATGGAAGCGACAACGCCTCGTGATATGGATCGATCGCACTTAACTGGCTCCGTAGTTCAGCGAGAGAGGCACCGAATTCGGCCGTCGCGATCAGATGTGCCTCCGCCTCGCAGATGTCTCCCCCTTCGAGCACCATCGCCAGCCGTTCATCGTAGGCGATGATCCGATCGGCCAAGATGTCGGCCGGCCAAGTGCTGACCGCTTCCCCCCTTTGAACCGCTTTCGCCAACAGGAAGGCCTCAGCCCGCTTCAGGAGCGACATGGCGAATCTCCCTGCGAATTAAGCGAAGAAAGCGAAAAAAGCGAAGTAAGGCCCCTCGCCCGGCAGGGCTTTTCCCCCTTAGTTCGCATAGTTCGCTTCTTTCGCAGTCTCGAAGCCAACCCGAACGCACCAGACTGTGCGAGGGCGACCCGGCGTTGGCTGGTCCATTCGGTCGATGCGGCCTCGCTCCTGAAGGTTCTTCAGCGCGTCATGGAGCTCTTTGCGCTCGGCGTGTCCGCCCAGCGCGTGGTGCAGATCTGTTGTGGACTTCGGCCCGCCGCCAAGCGCGGCAAGAATGCGCGTCTCGGTTGGATCGACTGAGGCTGCCCCGAACAGGTAGCGGGCAGACCCGTCGCAGTAGTCCCAGACGGCTATCGCGGCCACAACATGTTGCGTGGTGATGAGGGGCGAGGCATCGAGTAAGGCGAAGGTCAGCGCAATGCGGATGACTTGGGCCTCGGCGCGGGCCGTGACGACGCCGTAGAGGCCGGACTGGTCGGCGGTCAGCTCGGGATAGAGGTTGCAGTAAAGCTCACGCGCGTCGTCGCTGAATTCCATCTCGCCAAGGGACGCGGCGGCCCTGAGACGTGCGCCGTACTCCCGCCCGAGCCGGTCAACGTCGGAGTTGCTCATTCCCGCGGCAAGTGGCACCAGCTTTGAGCGTCGAACGACAAACCAAAGGAACCGATTGGCGAAGCCGTTGAACAGCTCCACCTTGCTAAGCAGCGTGTCCAGCTCTGCCATGGTGATATGCGCAACGATGCCGATGTGAGGATCGGTCGCCTTGATGGGATCGCCCTTGGTCAATGGCTCGAGAGTGCGCCCGTCCCAAGCTGAGCGAATGAACGTTGAGAGCGTATTGCCCTGCCTCTGCATTGCTCGAAGCGGCGCCGCAAACTCGCCTTCAACGATGAAGAGCCGCTTGTCGGCAACGCCAGGGTCGCCGTCTTCCTGGCCGTCGCCGTCGCGAATTGCTGCGATCAGGCCTTCGCCCGACGACATAGGGCCTGGCTTCCAATTCAAGGGCTCGCAGCCGCTGAGCACAGCCACATCCCAGATCCGCCGGATTGGCGCCTCGCTCGTGCCTTTGCGCCCTCGAGCCGACTGCCCGACGATGGCGCAGAACAGGCGAGCATGATGAAAGTCATCCGTGACGCGGACACGCGGACCGCGCCCAGCAACTATGCCGGCATGCGCCAGAACGGTTGCCAGCACGGCCGCAGGATCGGCTTCACTATTGATGGTCGCGGCTCGCACAATCTCTCCTGCAAGCCCATGCAGGGCGGCCGGTGCAAGCTGCGGCCACGGCGGCTGCTCGTTGATCGGATCGGAGCTGCCGTAAACATTGGCCCCATTGGCGCGATGGCTGGCCATCATCACCGACCGCTCCCGTCAGGCTTGCGGAAACGGCGCATGAGCGGGGGCAGGGGATCGTTGCGACCCTTCTCCAGGCCGCGGCGGATGGCACCCCGCGGGTATGCCGAGCCATTCTTTGCAGCCGCGCCTGAGGCCTCCCACGCCTCAAGCAATCCGGCCTCTATCTCGTTGGCGTGCAAGATGGCGTTGGCGGAGTAGCGCGCGAGACGTAATGCAGCCTTGTGGACTGCGTTTCTCCTTCCGTCGAAAAGTGAAGCAAGCCGTTGCCGCTCAGCGTCGAGATCATGCAGAGCTTGCCGACGCATTGGCTCGGTATCGTCCAGATTCAACTTCGGCAGTTTTGCCCGAGTGGCAATGTCGTGGGCAGCGAGAATTTCGCGCCAGGCGCTGGGCTCAGCGGCCCGCATCGCGGCGGTCAGCTCTGGAATAGCTGCAATTCGAGCCCGTTCCGACCGGGACAGGCTGCCAAGCCACAGAAGACTAGGCGCCGGCTCGCAAAGACCATCAACAATGGCATCAAAGCTGCCTTTTTCAACGGCATAGCGCCTGCCGTCTGGCAGCACGCAACCAGGCGCCACGATGTAGCCCGTCGCCTTGCCTTTGGCATCGTGGCCACGTGTGTCAATGCCTTCTCCGATGTCGCCGGAATCATTGCGGATCGCCACCCCCTGTGACCGTTGCCAGTAGAAATGGAATCCCCCGCGCGGCGTTCGGACGATGAGCGGGCAAGCTGCCGTCAGTTCCCGCCACTCGCAGCACAGGAGGCGGCAAATCGTTTGGACGCTGACCTCGAGCGGGGGATCGAGGTCCAACACCCAGAATCCAGCGGTAGGGATACCGATCAGCGCGTTCGGGCAGCGGCGCCACCCTGACGTATAAGTGCGGGCATCGTAGAACCCGCTGGTTGTCAGCGGCTTCTTGTTTTCTGGACGAAGAGGCAAGATCGGCAATCCTCGATCAACGAGGGCTTGCGCAAGGTCTGCATTCGAATTCGCGCCGCTGTCCGGCCGGTGGTCGCCAGTGGAATTTTTAGAAGCTGGAGGGTTGGGCCGGACAAAGCTCGGCCCGGCCTTGAATCGGCCTGGATCATTGGTCATATTGGGAGGGTCCTGATTGGTGTCGGGACGTGAGATTTGCAGCGGTCGCGCGTCGCCCAGCGCGGCCGTTGTCGTTTCAGGCGACCTCCTCGACGATGGTCAGCCGTTCTATTTCGGAGTAAGGGACGAGACTGCGGCCCGCGATCTTGATGAGCCTCAGTTCGCCGGCTTTGACGAGGGAGTAGAGAGATGTGCGTCCGATACCGAGGCAATGGCAGGCCTCGTCAATGCGGTAGGCCCGCTTTCTTGAAGCATCCTGCTTAGGGCGGTAGTTCGTGACATCTGCGTTCATGTGGCGTCACCGATCAATTGCGATGGTCGCGAGAATACAGATGAACACCTCCGCATGTTCCGAGATGATCCGAGACTAATCGGAATTGTTCCGATCGAAACTCCGAGACGCGCGGTAGCGCTTTGCTAGCCTCTCAGCTTTTGAGGCGGGTGAGCCAAAGCCCGAGGCCTTTGCCGCAACGAGATGGGAAGCTGCCTCCGGAGAAACGACTTTACCCTCCTCAATCAGCTTTTCCATCTCGTCCAACAATGGCTTGTCGAGGTGCTCGTATGATCCCGAGCCTTTGCGGCGACCACTCCGGGGCTTATATTCCATCGTCGGATTCTGTTTGCCTTCGGCAGTTGTGACCGGCGCAAGCTCTCCTGGAAACTCTTGGAACACGTCGGCCGCCAGCAGCCGCACGTCGTACCAGTATCGTCCCTGCCCGTTCGTGAAGCGGTAAAATTCGTCCGGCGCCAACGCGTCTTTCGGCTTGATGCCGGACACGTCGCTGAGAATGATGAGATTGGCGGCATCTCCCGACGGAATGCGTCCGTTGGGGTAACTCGTCTCAACAGCGGCGCCGATCCCTCGCCGTTCTAATGATTTGCCCTCAGCAACAATCTTCTCATCGGCAATCAAGCGGCGAAGCGCTGGCCATGCGTCCGAGATTTCGACAAGCACTCGGCGGCTCTCACCGGACTGGACTTTCTCGTGAGCCAGACGAACGCTGATGCCCAACTCGATGTCGCGATCATTGCCAGCCTGCTCGTCAGTGCTCCTCGTCAACGTCCGGTCGCGCGTGATCACCCACATGATTGCCCCAGCCAGCGACAGCCAACTGGGGTTCCACGTGGAAGACTGCTGCGGCTTTGAGGTGGTCAGCGGCCGATGGTCGGTCGCTTCCCGATCATCCCGGAATGTCGATAGGAGCCAGTTTACGTCCGCCGGCGGGACCTTCAGGTCCGACCATTTGATGAGCAACCCTTCGTTTTCTCGCTCGATGCTGTCAAAAATGCTGTCCAGAGACTTGGCTCCAGCGCTAAAGCGGTCGGTTTCCAGATCGTTGTCAAATAGGTTGTGAACCATCGGCAGCTCGAAGTAGTCGGCCGGGATTATCTGATGCGGCGGCTCGCCGCGAGCTCTGGGAAGCCAAGCATTGGTTCGGGGATCGGTAGCGATGGCTTTCAGCGTCACCTGACGCGTCGCGACTCCATCGCTTAGCAGCTTGTAGAACTTGTCCGCCTTGGCGTTGATTGTGGCCTCTGTGCGCTCAATGCGGTCAGCCTCGGCGAGGGCTGCTCTGATGGCGTCTCCGCCGCTCATGTTACCGAGTGAAAGGACCTTCTCAGCGAGAGCAGCCGGGAGGCTGTAGACAAAACCCATTCGCCTTGAGCGCGACAACCACTGCTCGGCGGCTCGGAACGCGTCAAGTGTGATCCTCTCGTTCTCGTCGTCAGTATCGGGCCTAAGAGGCCATGACTTAGCATTGGCGAGCAGCTCGAGATGCGGCACAAGCCAGCCTGGACCGTTCGGGTTCTTCCACAATGCCCAGCCTTCTAGAATCAGAGGTTGGAGTGCCTCTCTTAGGCTGCCGTGTTCGCTGCCAGGCTTCAGCGGCGAACCATAGAGCGCGAGACAAACGACTTCCGAGAGTGTGCGACTTCCCGCTGACGCGGTCGTGGCGGCCGAGCAGTGGATGGCGGGCAAGTGGCCCGCTTGCAGGCAGGTAATCATTGCGATCTCCCGGCGCCTCCGGTTACGAGACGCTGAAACCAATTGGAGTGCTCAGCCTGTCGGATGGCCATACTATCCGCGCGGAACGACCTTACTACGCTGAAAGGGCAGGATGTTGGCGGCAGTTGTGCGGTCGCAGAACACACGAAGCCTCCATGAGTGGCCGGCGCCGTTCAACCGCATCGTCTCGGCGGTAATGCGGTCCGCCGGTTGGCCGCTCTTCACCGTAGACGTTGCAGTTATACAGGAGCCGTCATGGGCGGTCGGGCGTTGGCGGTGCGGGTTGCGCAGCCAATCATGTCCGTAGCTGAGGCCAGTTCTGCCGTCCTCCAACTGACGCGACTGGCTCTTGTTGACCCATCAGGGACTTACGATCATTGCGTCAGAAGGAGGGCCGACGTCATGGGTCAATTTCCTGCCGAAGCTAAATTGGCTCGTTCGTTTTCGGACCGCCAGAGACCGGACATCCAATGCAGCCCCTGTGGCACGCACACAGCGCTCGTGCTGCAAACCCGGTCGCAGCGAACCTGCGCTTTCTACGCATCCCGCGAAGGCTGACTGAACGAATACCCGCCGTCGACGAGCATCGCCGATCCGGTCACGAAATCCGATGCGCGACTGGCGAGATAGACGGCTATTCCGGAGAAATCCTCAGGTTGTCCCCATCGACCGGCTGGTGTTCTCTCGAGCAATTTGGTGGCGAAACCGGTTTGCGCCAAGGGGCGCGTCATCTCGGTGGTGATCCACCCGGGCAAGACGCTATTCACCTGGATGTTGTCTTTCGCCCAGGCGGAAGCCAAGACCCGCGTCAGCTGCACGAGCCCGGCTTTCGAGGGGGCATAGGCCGTCATCATCGAGTTGGTGAGAAACGCCGCCACCGAGGCGACGTTGATGATCTTTCCTCCGCCGGCCTGTTTCATATGTGGATAGGCCGCTTGCGCGCACGCAAGCGGTCCCGCCAGATTGGCATTCAAAACTGACCCAAAATTCTCGATAGTCGTCTCCTCTGGCGGCCCTGAAGGACCGATCCTGGCAACACCGGCATTGTTCACGAGAATATCGACACGTCCGAACGTTTTCTGCGCCTCCGCAATCATGGATCTGCATGAGGCCTCGCTCATGACATCGAACGGAATGAACTCGGAACGTATTCCAAGTTTTCGAAGCGCATCGCACGCTGTTGCCGATTTATTGGGATCGCGGGCAGCAATGACGATGTCAGCGCCAGCCTCGGCAAGGCCAGTCGCCATCCCTAAGCCAATACCGCCATTGCCTCCGGTTATGACCGCGACTTTACCCTTGAGATCGAACAACCGCATGAGGCTACTCCTCTTACATCCTGCCAGTCCGAGCTGGCAGCGCTTCTGTCGCGGCTGGCAATGAGCCAGGAACCGTAAAGTGCCCTAGGGCGATGTGATACTGCGCTGTCGATTATCGCGCCGATTGTATTTCCGGTTATCGGGTCCGGTCTCTGGAAGCGGGTTCGACGTCCGCGAGTTCTGGGTCAACCTCGACCGTGACGCCACACACTGACTGTCGACTATAGAACCCAGCAGCGGTCGAAGCGAAAAGGTGCAGACCGCACGATCCCGGACCGACGCTCCTGGCCCATGACGTCGGACGCCCGTTTTCCGCTCTCGGGGGTACCTCCGCCGCGACCGTGAACGCAGGGTAAAGCCCGGTTCCTCAGCCAGTCAATGTCTGGAATCTCCGCGACGCGTCGATCCGGCTGTGCGCCGATGTCATCCTCTAGCGTCTGTGGGCCGGTCGCGACATAGTTGGCGCACGACGAAGGTGAGCCCGACAGTTCCTGCTTCTGGAGGCATCGGCTACCGCGGAGATTAGAACCATGACAACCAAGATCTTTAAGACCCTCGCCCTGCTGACGGCTCTCGCAGCTTCAGCGCTCTTTACTATCGGCGCGGCGATTTCAGCCGAAATCAAGATTATCGCGCCCAACGCCGTCAAAGAGGCGGTCGTCGCCATCGGCGCCCGCTATTCCAAGGACACCGACACCGCGGTCAGCTTCACCTGGACCGGGTCGGAGGCGATCGCAAAGCGCGTCGGCGAGGGGGAAGTTTACGACGTCGTGCTGACCACAAGTGCTGGCATCGATCGACTGGCAGGCGCCGGCAAACTCGATGTAACGAGCAAGGCCAATTTTTCGCGTTCCGCGATCGCTGCCGCCATTCGCTCGGGGCTGCCCCGTCCTGATGTTTCGACCATCGCCGGCCTGAAACAGTCCCTTCTCGACGCCAAGTCGATTGCGATCTCGTCGGGCGCGAGCGGTCGCTATCTGGAGCAGCTATTCCAGAAACTGGGGCTCAGCGAGCAGATCAAGCCGAAGATCAAGCAGCCGCCGTCCGGCGCCCAGATCGGCGAAATGCTGGCTCGGAGCGAGGTCGATCTCGGCTTCCAGCAGGTCACGGAACTGATCCAAGCCAAAGGTTTTGAATATCTCGGAACGCTGCCGACCGACGTACAGAACTACACCGTCTGGTCTGCTGCCGTTCATGCTCAGGCAGGCAATGCGCAGGCCGCAGGCGCATTCGTGAAGGCGCTCGCAGCACCGGCCGCTGCCCCGGAACTCCGGAAGACCGGACTGGAGCCGGTCTCGGAGTGACCTAAGGCTTTCAGCGATGGCCACACGGCGCGCGCGAGCAACGGTCGTCGACCTTTTCGGTGGACTGCGCCGCATGGTATTGCAGTTTTTAATGCGGTGACGGCGCCCTTACGGCCAAAGGAGGTACCGCTGCCATCGCTCGAACGCAGACTTGAGCCCTCAAACGCTGCCGGTCAATGTCTTCAATCTCCGCCTCGCATTCGCGTAATGCAGCGTGGCTGGTCGCGGGGACGCGGATCGAGGTCGGTCCCCATATCGGCGGCGTTCTCCGCCAAGCGCCCGGCAATCGCCTTCAGTACGGGCGACGCGACACCATTGGGTTGACGATCTGCTAGTAGCCCTTTCGCATGCCGCAGCGGGAGCATCGGAGCTTCTTCTCGACAGACGGGTGTGGCATGTCGAGTTCGAGATTATACGTTGCTGCCAGCTCGGCTGGAGTCCATGACCGCCCGACATGCGAACATGCTCGGCAAGTTGGCGTGAGGCCGAAGCCGGCGTTTGCGTGATCATCGCTCTTCCGTCATCCTCTCACTTTCGGTCTGACGGCCTTGTAGCAATCGACAAGATCAGCCACCCGCTCCATCATCTCGACGTCATGGCTGTCCTCTAGACAGCCGATCCGATCGTCGATCTGGCCCCGTAGATCGGCGTGCATTGCGTCGGTCGCGGCAAGGAGTTCGAGCGGGAAGTCTGATGGACACGGTGGTGTTGGAGCCCGCCACTCACCGTCACGCCATGCACAACCCAGCCGTTGAAGCTCGCAAACGGCCTCCCAGCGCTTGCGGTCGATGTCTCCCATCCCATTAACTCCCGCCTGATCGCTTGCCCGCTGCGGTTAAGTGGTCGAAGTCGCAAGTCCGCCGATGCGTGCGTGTGGCCACCCTATCCGCGCTGATTAATCGTGCGCGGCTGAAAAGATAGGATGTCGGCGCCAGTTGTGCGGTCGCAGAATGCACTCCAAGCCTCCATGAGTGGCCGCCGTCGCTCGACCGCGTCATCTCGGCGGTAAGCCTGCTCGGCCTTGTCGCCCATGACATGCGAAAGGGCGTGCTCGGCAAGCTCGCGCGGGAAGCTGGTGCGATTGCCGGCCCAGTCACGAAAGCAGGAGCGGAAGCCGTGAACGGTTGCGTTCTGGATCACCATCCGCCGGAGCACTAACTCAAGGGCCATCGATGACAAAGGCTTACCGCGCCGCCGACCGGGGAAGACGTACTCGCCATCCCGTAGCGGCGCCACCTCAGTCAGGATCGCAAGAGCACGGTCACAGAGCGGAATTCGATGCTCCCGGCTAGACTTCATGCGCTGGGCGGGGATGGTCCACAGTTTGGAATCGAGATTGATCTCGGCCCAGCGCGCTCCCAGTGCCTCGCCAGAGCGGGCCGCCGTCAGAATTAGGAACTCGAGGCAGCGGGCCGCCACGCCCTCGCGCGCTCGAAGCTGGGCCACGAAGGCAGGAACGTCGTCGATCTCCATCCGGGAATGGTGGCCGCGCGTCAACTTGGGTCGCGGCGGTAGGATCAGGGCAAGGTGCCCTCGCCATGCGGCCGGATTTTCACCCTCGCGGTATCCGTGCGCCTTGGCGTAGTCGAGCACCTTCTCGATACGCCCCCGGAGCCGGGATGCCGTCTCCGATTTGGTCTGCCAGATCGGCTTAATGATCGCGAGCACGTCTTCCGTCGAGATCTGGTCAACGAGCTTCGCCCGGATCGGCGCTGCGTAGACGTTCAGCGTCATGACCCATTGGGCGCGATGCTTCTCATTTCGCCAGCTGGACTTCATGCTAGCAATCAGTTCGTCGGCCGCCTCGCCAAATGTCGGCACCTTGCGGGCCGTCTGCCTCGCTGTCAGCGGGTCGCCTCCATCGGCCACCAGAGCGCGAGCCTCGGCAGCCTTCTCCCTCGCCCGCGCCAAGCTGACCGCAAGAGTGCTCCCGAGCCCCATCTCGCAGCGCTTGCCGTCCTTGGGTCGCCGGTACAGGAACACCCAACGCTTGCCGCTGTTCGGTCCTGAAGAGATCCGCAGATAGAGCCCGCCCCCATCCGCATGCATGCCGGGTTGCATAGCCTTCGCAACCTTGGTCGCGCTCAGCCTGTTTATTTGCCGTACCATCGCTCCCCCGCCCAAACATCCGCCCTAATACGATAGGCGGTTTCGGGCGAATTGTGAAGGACAAGGGCGAACATATCTTAGGTCTATCCCATTGATTTAGATGCTGTGATCTGGTCAAAGGCGGGCAGGCGCGCACAGGGGTTTGGCGGCCTGCCCATCCGCCCAAACGCGACCGATCCCGGTGATCGGCCCTTCGCAGAGAGCGACCGCAAAGTTGGCATAGTAGCGATAGTCCGTGCGATTGCTCGCGGAGCCGCCCGACGGAGCCCCTTTCGAGCTCCCGCCCCCACCGTTTGTGACGGCTTCCTCCTCGAGATCGGTCGCCCAGATAACTTGGCCGCCGAGCCGCGCCCGTCCGAAGAGCCGCGGTACGGCGGCCCCCTCGGTCGACGTCGTGATCGTGAGATCCGACAGCCGTGGACCGGCAACAGCACGCCGGCTCGAGCCAAACAGCGCCTGATCGACGAACGTGCCGGCGATCGCGCCGATCTGCGAGCCGATCGCGGCACCGGAAAGCGTGGCTCCAAGGAAGGAGACGCCGGCGGGCAGCAAGGCTCCGCCGACAGCGGAGCCAGCAACGGTAAGAGCGAGTGTTGCCATCAGTCGATGATCCCGGGAAATGAGAATGCAGCAGCGACCCGTCGCCACCACCAGCCGATTAGAGCCACTTCACTGACCGGAGCGCCTTCGACGGCATGGATGATCGTGAGCCGAGGCCGCGCATCGAGAGGAGTGTTCGCGGCACTAAATGTCTCGCCAACGATGCCGGCATGCTTGGCGGTGGCGCGCGCCCGGTAGCGAAAGACGAGCACGTCTCCCGGCCGCACAGCCTGCGGCGCGATCTCAATCAGATGGCGGCGGGAAGCCTCGAGCAGCGTCTCTTGCCCCGACGCCTCCGACCAGTCGCGGCCATACCCCGGTAGCGCCTCGGGCTCCATGCCATAGAGATCTCGCCACACGCCGCGCACGAGCCCGATGCAATCAGCGCCAACATCGAGCCGGCTCGCCTGGTGATGATAGGGCGTGCCGATCCATCGGCGTGCATGCGCGACCACCGCCTCGCGCCGGATGGACATGAGGTCGGACATGAGGGACACCCGGTTAGAAAAGATGGTTCAGCCCGAAGGGGGCGATGCGAGGAAGTCGTTCCCGGGCATATGCGGAAAGCCGCGATAGTTGACGGCGTTCGTAAATTTTTCGCGACATGTCGCATGCTGCTTGTCGCAGCCCGCGGTGAGCGTGAAAGCGTCCCCGGCGACGATGACGGCGCCGGGCGCCTGCCAAAGCTCGATGGTCGTCTCTTCGGCCCGCTTCTGGTGACGCTTGACCTCGACGGCCCGCCCCACGTTAGCCCCCCCTGTGAACGTAAGGAGACCGCGCGTGAACCAGCCATCGGAGAATGCGGCGAGATCAACAGTCGAAAGCAAACGATCGCCAAGTCCCGCCGTGACGGTCCCGCTCGCTCGATAAAGGCCACTCGTCAGATCGATTCCGCAACGAGCGTCACCGAGTTCGGCATCGCAGGCGTACTGGAACAAGCGACCTTGCGGTTGCTGCAGGTAATGCGCCAGCCCGCGAACCTCGGCCGCGAAGGCATGACCCGAGCGACGCACCTCTCCGAGCGAGCCGCGTCTCAGGAGGGCGCGCAAGGCAACGTCCGTCCAGTCGACGCGGAAGATTTCGACGAGAGCGTCGTCGAAATCGCCAGCCGCGAGCGCCTCCTCGGTGAGGCTCGGTGAGACCAGTGCGCTCTCGACCTCGAGATTGTCGACGGCGAGCCCGACGGATTCACGCAGCTCACTCGAGGAAAAACCCGAAGCCGCCTCGAATGTCGTGCCATCGAACATCAGATCGCGGTCGTGATCGGTGAAGCCGAGCGCCGGCCTGTTCCGCGGGGCGATACGCCAGCACCAGCAGAGCGTAGTGGCGCCGCTGTCGAGGGCAGCTTGCAGGCCGGCGGGAAGGTCTCTCATGTCACGTTTTCCTAAGGCCTGTTTGTCGCGCTGCTCGGAACCTCGCGCCCCGCCGGCGGTTGCGCCAGAACATGTCAAGAATGGGAGAGATCGACATGCAGACCATCAATGTTGTCGCCCTGGTCCTGCTGATTGTCGGAGGTTTGAATTGGGGCTTGGTTGGCCTGTTCAACTTCGATTTGGTGGCCGCGCTGTTTGGAGGAACGGCCGCGTCATACAGCACTCTTTCACGCATCGTGTTCGTGATAGTCGGCATCGCGGCGCTGTACGGCTTCGCGTTGTTGTCCCCGCTTACGGAGCGGCGAACCCGCGACGTGGGCACGCCCCGCGTCTGAGCCGCCGATCGACCGATCAAACCCGCACTTCGATAATCGGAACCGCGGGAACAGCCCCGTGGCGGAAGCCCGTCAGATTGAGGTCGAGGCGATCGGTATCGAAGCGAACGGGAACGTCGAACTCGAAACCGGCTGTGACGACAGCGCCGGCCAGTGGCACGAACCCCGAGCGGAAGGCAACCACACCGGTCGTGCTGTCGACGTCGAAGACCACGCCTTCGATCGCCTCAGCACCACCGACGGCAACCGTCACCGTCCCGGCAACCGGCTTCGCAATGGGCCGCTCGTAGGGGGCGTGCAGCGAGCCATACCGCTTGACGAGCGAAAATTGGGCCCTCGCCCCGTCGCCGGTGCCGAGGATCTGGTCGGTCGCCGCGATGGCCTGCTCCGGAGGACACGACTTCCAGTCTGCTTGATCCTTCCAGCGAAAGCCGTAGAGCCGCCCGCGCCGCTCCTCGAAAAAAGCGATGACGGCATGGAGATCGTCGAGCGACCGCACGCCGTAGCCGGCGTTGTAACTGCGTCGCGCATGCGCCCACCGGGCGTTGCGCTCCTCGTAGCCTGAGCCCAGCACCACGACATCCGTGCGTCGCTCGGGGCCGCCAGTCGCCCCGCGCGAAATCTGGGTGGGGAATCGGATCTCGTGGAATGACATAGTGCCTCGCACTGCGTTCGTTGGGCTCGCGCTTGCACTTCCGCGTTCGCCTCAAATTCTCAGAGATTCCTCTGCCCCTGCCCCACGGCCCTCGCGAGAAGCGCCGCGAGCTGAGTCTCGGAGCGGCGAAAGCTTTCCGCATCGGGGGTCGTGACGTTGATGACGATGCTCGGGGCGGGGGCCAGAGTGCTGCTCGGCGCTGCGACACTGCCAACGACCCCGCTGCTGGTCGTCAAGCCGCCACTGATCGGCGAGCCGACAGCGACGGGGAAACCCGAAGGCGCGGCAACGCTCGCGCCGCTGAACAGCGACGGCCCCGAGATCAGCGACTGCAGTGCGCTTCCGAAAGCCGTCTCGAGGGGCTTGAAGGCGGCACGCAGTGCGATCCTTGAAAGGCTCATCACGAGCGTATTCAAAACGGCACCGAAGCTCTTGCCCTCGACGGCGAGACCAATGAAAGCATTGGTCAGAGTTCGGCCGAACTGCCGACCGATCCGATCCGAGCTTTCGAGCGCTGTCGAAAAGCGACGCTGGCTTTCGCTGAGACCGTCAATGTGAAGGCGCAGCGCGTCGATCTCACCGGCGCTCGCAAACGGCTCCGGCGTCATGGAAGTCTCGGGCATGGGTTGTCCTGTCGGAGCGTGGTCTACGCTGATCAGTGCTGATCGGGAAAGCGCTTCATCAGGCTGAGGAGATCACCGCGGACCATCGTCGACCGCGCACCGAGGCCCAGGCTGCCCCTCAAGGCTGCCGCAAGCTCACGCGGGGTCATGGACCAAAACTGGGCCGGCGGCAGACGGAGGAGACCGAGGCCGGCCGTCATCACCTCCGACCAGGGAAAGGGCCGGGATCGCGCGCCTCGCTCGTCGCTGGCACCTCGCCGGTCGGATCGCCGCCATAGCCTTGGACCGGCGCACTTTCACCTGCTCCGAACGTGGCGGTAAGAAGTCGTGCGACCACCTCGACAAAACCCGCCGCGCCACCGTCGGCCTTGAGGCGGGCGACATCGGCATCGACAAGATCGTTGCCAGCTCCGCGAAGCCCCGCACCGAGAATGCGGATGGCGTCGCGCGCGGAAAGGCGCCCGGACGAAAGACGATTGGCGAGCGCCAGCATGTCCTCGTCGCCGAACGCCGCCTCGAGCTCGGCGAGCGCTCCCAGCGTCAAGCAGAGGACCATTGGTTGACCGTCGAGAACAGCCTCGATCTCGCCCCTGTGCAGATTTGCCATGAAGTGGTTTTCCTATCTGGGGACTCAAGCAGCCGCGAACGTCAGTTCGCCAGCGGATTCGAGCGTGATGTCGAAGGCGACCTCGCCGTCGTGCCGCCCCGAGATCTCGAAGGCGGTGATCTGGAACGGACCTGACACGACCCCGAAATCCGGTACCGCGATTTGCCAATTGCGAATGGTGCCGGCGAACACGTAGCCACGCACGATCTCGTCGGAGGCGGCATCCTTGAAGATGCCGGCGCCGGTGACGCGCGCCGACTTCGCGCCCGCCCCCGACAAGAGTTCGCGCCAGCGACCGACCGATTCCGTGTGCGTGACATCGACGGTCTCGGTGTTGAACGAGATCGCACGCGATCTGAGGCCGGCGACCGTCGTGAACGATCCCGATCCGTCGGCATCGACCTTCAGCAGAAGGTCTTTGCCTCTCTGCGCTGCCATGGCATTTTTCCTGAACCAAATGGTTTGTGATGGGATGGCGCGCTGCTTCGGCAGCGCTTGCCCTCGCTCTCGCTAGAGTGGCTCGGTCACGGCTCTGAGCCGCACGATGCCGTGGTAGGTCTCGCCGTCGGCTTCGCGCCGCGCCTCCGAAAGCTCATGGCGCAGGTTCACCAGGCGGTGGCCTTCGAGGGAGAGTGCGCGCTCATGCAGCGCTTCGCGCAACGCCTGCATGATCTCGTGCGCTTCCTTGCGACCTTCGGCACGAGACCAGACGTGGACCGTCAGCAGATGCTCGTCGCCGTCCTCGCTACCCGTGCTCCAATCACGCAACGTCGATTGGCCGAGCGTGATGTAGGGGAACGCGCTCCTTTGCGGCGCATCGTCATAGATCCGGGAACTTCCGAGAAGGCCGATCACGCCGGCATCAATGGCCAGCGTCTCGTAGATCGATTTCTGCAGGGCCCAGCCCGAACTCGCCATGATCAGTTCCTCCGCTCGGTCTTGCGCCGGGTCCGTACCGCGACACGCTCGAAGATTGCGCCGCCGAGCGGCACGAGCACACGCCTCAGCAGTGGCGACAGCATGCGAAGAATGGCACTCACAGCAGCTCCTCCCGGCAAAGACAGCGCGACTGGCGCCGACGCTCGTCGACGTCGAGAACCGCACTGATCTCGAAGATCCTCGCGCCGAACCGAAACCGCATGGCGGGCACGATATCGCTGCGGTGACGGACGACGATTTCATGGGTGATCCGCCCCGCGATGGCTTCGGCGACGATCGTCTCCGATCCCATCGAGGGCGTGATGGACGCCCAAAGCTCGGCAACCGGCAGCCAGTTGACGACCGCGCCACCGCCCCCGTCAGACGCCCTGGCGGCACCTTCGAGCACGATGCGGTGCCGCAACGCTCCGATACGTGGCTTGCTCACAGGCGTCTCCGCCGGTAGGGCGCGAGAAGGTCCGAGACCATTGCCGGAACCGCGTTGACGCCGACACCGATCTCGACCGGCTCACGATGCTCGTACCAGTGCGCGACGAGCAGCAGCAGGGCATGCCGGATCGTCGCCGGCACGTCGGTCGAAGCGGCACCGAAGCCGGCCGTGAAACCGACCTCGATCCCGTTGGCAACCCGACCCGGCGTCAGCGGCAGCGCGCCCGCCAATGCGACCAGCCTCGGTGGCATGCCGTGTCCGTCGAGGAGGAAGCCGGAAAGGGCAAGCGACTCGCTAACCCCCTCCTCGTTCCACACGCGAACATGGCTGATCGCCGCTACGGGCCCGAGCGGCAGAACCAGTCGCCCGGCTTTGGGCCAGCGATCGAGGAAGTAGGACCAGCTCTGAGTAATGAGCGCGAGGCCGAGTGCCGCCTCAATGTGCAGTCTCGACGTGACGATCAGGCTTTGGATGAGGGCATCCTCGGCCGTGCCGTCGACGCGCAGATGGGCTTTCGCCTCGGCCAGTGAAACCGGCTCGAGCGCGGGCCCGCTCGTCATGACGAGGGACATGGGACTCCGGGGGCAGGAGGTGGACAGAGACGAAAGGGTCAAGCGACACGAGGAAACAGGAAGCAAAAGCGAGACGGTGGGCGATGCCGCCGCCTCGCGTTGCTTGCCTTTGGGAACGCGTCTGTTCGCTCAGGTCAGACGGCGAACCTCAGCAGTTTGATGGCGTTGAAGTCCTGCACGCCGCCGCCGACGCGCTTGGTCGTGTAGAAGAGGACGTAGGGCTTCGACGAATAGGGATCGCGCAGAACGCGGATGCCGACCCGATCGACGACGAGATACCCCCGCCGGAAATCACCGAAAGCGATGGCCGTCGCGCCGGCCCCGATGTTCGGCATGTCCTCGGATTCCGCGACCGGATGGCCGAGCAAGGTCGGAGCCTCCCCGGGACGCACCGCCGGCTGCCAGATGTAGTTCCCGTCGGCATCCTTGAACTTGCGGATGGCCGCTTCAGTCGCCCGGTTCATGACGAAGTGCGCGTTGGCGCGATAGCCGCTCTTCACCGAATAGGCGAGATCGATCAGCTTGTCGGTCGGATTGGCGGCAGGAAACGCACCGGCCACGCCCGTCGCGATGAAGCCGATGTTGCCCCACGTCCACGAGCCGTCCGCGACTTGCGGATAGTTGAGAAATCCGCGCGGCTTGTTCACCCCATCACCGTTGACGAAGGCCGTGCCTTCCTGCTCGGCGAACGCGACCCGAACCTCGTCCGCGATCCACTCGTCGATGTTGACGGCGGCGTCGTCGAGAAGCTGCGGGGTAGCAGCCGGCATCGCGTAGAGTTCCATCGTCGGGAACGAAAGCTCGGCGAGCGTCGGCGTCGTGGTCTGCGGGCGGGCCGCGGTCTCGCCGACCCAGCCGGTGCCAAAACCGGTGAGCGAGAACGGCTTCTTGAACACCGATCCCGACACCTGGCGCACACCAGAGATTGCGCGGATCGGAGAAATACCCCTGAGCGCCGCGTTGACGGTGCGTTCGGTCTCGTCGGGAGCGAGATAACCGCCATCTGCGCCGGTGCCGGCGGAGAGTGCCTTGGCCTCGATGCTGGAGAGCGCCGCTGTCTCGCCCTTTCGGACGTAGGTATCGAAGGCCGACTTGTGGACGAGGTCGGCGTGCGTGTGTTGCGGACCCGCTCCGCTGAGGTGCGGCCGGCGCGTCTTGAGCGAAAGCTCGTCCAGTGTCCGGTCGAGACGAGCGAGCTTGTCGGCGGTGACGGTATCGCTGGCACCGCGCGTCTTGATCTCGGCGAGCGCCTGATCGTTGCTCTCTTTGTAGACCTCGAACGCGCGTGCGAGATCGTCGATGGCGGTGGCAAGGTCGCCCGTGCCCTTGGTTTCGTAAGCGTCGTGCATGGTGTCAGATGCTCCTGTGATCATGAGGGGACGTGCGAAGGAGGCGCGCGACCGAGGCGATGCGCTCGGCAAGGCGGGCTTCCTCGGGAGGGCCGGCAGCAGCATCCCGCGTGCGGCCGAGACCTTTGAGGCCGTCGCGCAGAAGCGCCCGTGCCTCGGAGCGCGTGAGCCCAGCGTCCCGCGTGAGCCAGCGTTCCAACTCGCGCTCTGTCGGGCGACCCGACTCGAGCGAACGATGCTTGACGTTGCGGATGCGCGCGTCGGGAAGCATCGGAAAGGTGACGATCGAGATCTCCCAGAGATCGACCGTCTGGATCCGGCGAATGCCCCGGGCTTTGTCGCGATGCGCCTTGAGTGCGCGAAAGCCGATCGAGAGGCCGTCGATGGCGCCGGCGCGCATCAGCGACAGCACCTCGCGAGCGCGCGGCACCTCTGTCGCAAGGCGGCCGCGGGCGAAAAGCCCCTTCGCATCCTCGACGAGTTCCTCCCAGACCCCGATCGGCTCGTCGGGTTTGTGCTGGAACAGGAGCCGCACACCCCGAGCGCCTTTGGCCGCCAGCGTGTCGCGAAAGGCGTCGCGTTGAATGACGTCGCGTCCGAGATCCTGGCGCTCGAAGATCGAGGCGTAGCCGGAGAAGGCGCCGTCGTCGGCAATGGACTTCAGGTCGAGCGCAGTAAACTGCGCCTCGGTGGGGTGAGACATGGATGGCTCCGGACATGAGGTGTCGAGCGCCCAGGGGCGGGGCCCGGGGCGGATTGGAGGCTGGCTACGTCAGATTGAGGCCGAAGGGGCCATCTCCGCGGTCACCGTCTGTTCACTGGCCGCCGCCGGGTTGGAGGGGACGCGGGGCTTGCCGGGGTTGAACTTGAGGTTGCCTGCGCCTGGATCTGGAGTCGGCGAAAAACCGGCAGTACCCATTCTTCCTCGCCCGCCTTCGAGGAGCAGCGGGCGTTCTGCCCTGCCCGCCTCCGGCAGGACCGGCGTTGGCCGAGCCCTGGAAGCCAGCCTCCAGCTCGGACTTCAGGCGCTCGATCTGCTCGCCCGAGAGGTTGCCGTCGCGCGCGGTGTAGACGATGGCGCCCGAGGGCCGCGCCGAGTTGTCGAGCAGCGCCTTGTTCCACTTGGACGCGGTGTTGTGGAGGTCGATCGCCTGGGCGGCAGCTTCGAGCGGCGAGAGGCCGTAGTGGTCGTTGGTCGGATGGAAGAGCTCGAGGTGCCCCCGGCCTGCCCGGGATCAGGCTGCGGGACGCGCCGAGTCGTTTCGGCTTCGATCGATGAACGACCGTCGGAGCAAGGGAGCGTAGTTCGCCGACAGCATCCGTGCAATCAATACGGGCTAGGACCAAGCGAAGCGAAAAATTCCCTGAGAGAAGCAGCGATGCGATGCAGATCCTGTTCTCTCCACTCACCTGTACTCCAGAAGTGGCTCTTTTCCCAGAATACTACTTTTTCTCCGCCATCACGCATATCGAGACATATGTAGTTACCGCCATCGTCTCCCGCGATAGGAAGCACGCCGTCAGGTAGTCCACCTGCATAAAGCTCAAGCGCATATGCCAACTCCTGCGTTGGTATTCCGCCACCGATACTCATGAAGAAGGCAATATCCCAGGTCTCTGCGTGAGGAAATCCGTCGACTGGAAAATTTGCCAGCTTCGGCCGTCCGCCGTTAGTGGCGAGCAGGAATTTTCTGTAGTCGGCCGGCAAGCGAATGCCGTGTGAGGACTCGAAAGCATTTATAGCATCTGCACTCGTCGCGACACGCGGGACGATCATCTCGGGCCGATCTTGCATCAATGTTCACCTTCTTCCAGGGAGATTGCCAATCCCGAGAGAGCCCGTGTGTCCGGTCCTGGCATGTATGTCAGATGGTACCAATTGCATCGTCCTACCGTCCTGGTGATGATGCCATGTCATACCGTCTGGTGTGGATGGCAGCCCGGCGGCGCGGTTTGCTGCTCTGTAATCTGCGGGCGTTCCGGTATGGGGTACTTGAACAGTCTTGGATGTAGCACTGGAAAAATCCGGGAAGCCATCTTTGTCAAACGGTATTCCTGTATCGGGGTGCTTCTTGCCGGCCAGATCCTTGTTGCGGATCGTGGTCCCTGGAGGAATAGCAGGATTGGAACCTGGCTTAGGGGGTGGGGCCTTGGGTGGCACGCCACGCCCAGCGGTTGGTTCAAACTGTCCTCCTCCGCCACCCCCAGCTTCGTCGTCGCCTTCACCTCCGTCCCCCGTGATCCACTGCCCGCCGTTGGGATTGCCGGACGGCACACGAGGTTGGCCCGGGTTGAACCTCTTCGCATCGGGAGCAGGCTCAGGTGTGAAGCCCGCCAGCGTGCGCTTTTCGGCGTCGGTCAGGAACGAGGTCTTCTCGAGGCTGGCCCAGAGGGCTTCGCGCTCACTGGCCAGCGCCGGGAGCGTGTCGATGTCCACGCGCAACTCGACCGGATCGCGGAACGCAGGCCCGAGCCAGAGTGACAGCTCGCTCGCCACCCGCTCGACGAGGGGAAGGACGGTGGAGCGCCAGAAGGTGCGCTGCGCCTCGGCGAGGTTCGAATAGGTGTTGTCGCCGGGAATGCCGAGGAGCATCGGGGGAACGCCCAAGGCGAGGGCGATCTCGCGGGCGGCAACGTGGCGGGCCTCGATGAAGTCCATGTCCTTGGGCGAAAGCGACATCGCCTTCCAGTCGAGACCGCCTTCGAGGAGCAGCGGCCGGCCGGCGTTGGCCGAGCCCTGGAAGCCGGCCTCCAGCTCGGCCTTGAGGCGCTCGATCTGCTCGCCCGAGAGGTTGCCGTCGCGCGCGGTGTAGACGATGGCGCCCGAGGGCCGCGCCGAGTTGTCGAGCAGCGCCTTGTTCCACTTGGACGCGGTGTTGTGGAGGTCGATCGCCTGGGCGGCAGCTTCGAGCGGCGAGAGGCCGTAGTGGTCGTTGGTCGGGTGGAAGAGCTTCACGTGGAGAACCGAGCGGACGCCGTCCGAAACTTCGCCGCCGATGCGCACGGTGCGGCCGGCGACCGTGTAGTCGAACGCCTCGGGCCAGCCGTCGGGGCCGGGCACGACCTTCACCCGGTCGGGGCGGAGCAGATGGATTTCCCGGACCTCACCGTCGAGCGCCACCGCCTCGACATAGGCATTGCCCGAGACGAGCAGGAAGCCGACGAGCTTTTGCATGAACTCGGGCCAGGCCTCGTGCGCGTTCGGCTTGCGGATGAGATCCTTCAGCGGATGCGCGTCGATTTCCTGATCGCCCGTGTAAAGAATAAGCGGCACGTGGCCCGCGCATTCCGCGATCATGCGCACGCACCGGTAGACGATGGCGTTCTGCATGAAGCCTTCGTTGGCGAAGGTGGTGTAGTCGCGCGGCGTCCAGACGGGTCGGCGCAGGTGCTCGAAGGCGATGAGCGGGCCGGCCGCCGAGGCTTTCTGATCGACAGGCTCGTGGGTCCCCGCCTTCGCGGGGATGACGGGGCCGGGGTGCGTCGGGTGCGTGTCGAACGCCCGAGCACTTGCGCGGTCGATGGACGTGGGCATGTCCTGTTTCGGCTTCCCGTCTCCACGGCGCGGGTGCCGTGTCGGCACCTGAAGCGCCCACGAAGAGAGTCGCGCGGCGAGGCGCGCGCCGAGAGTGGAAGCGGCGGTTGGCATGTACGCTGTCCGTGGTTGTGGGTGATCGAGCCAAGCGCGCAAGGGGCAAGGCCGATGGAGGGAGCGTCAGGCACCGGCGGCGGCGCTGCCGTGCGGCGCGGCTCGAGCGGCCAGCGCCTGACGCAATCCGACGGGCGGGAGAGGAGCACCCGTCGGAAGAGGTTGTTCTGCGCGGGAGGCGCAGGCTAAAGCCGCCGAATGACCGGATCGCGGGTGGAGACGAGCATCAACTCGGTCAAGGCCCAGACGAGGGCGTCGACGCGATCGGGCGAGCGACCTTCGGAGAGGCCCTCGGGCCCGAAGTCGCACATCTGGTTCTCGAGCGCGGGAAACTCGCCGACGTGGACAACGCGGTTCTCCGCGTAAAGCGCCGCGATTGGCTCGGCGCGGGCGAACTTGCCGCGGCTGGCGTGCACTTTCTTGACGGGTGCATTGGCATCCACCGACCGGATGACGTTGACGACGAGATCGCCGCCCTGGTTCGATTCCGCGACGATGCGATCGGCGGCGAAATCGCGAAACGCGGCGATGACGGCGCGCGCCCAGGTGGCGGGATCGCGCCCCTGCAGCGAGCGGTCGGCGAGCACATAGGCACGGTTGTCGGGACCGAGACCGGCGACGACGATGCCGCAGGTGTCAGCGTTCTCCGTGGCGGTGACCGGCGGATCGACGGCGACCACGATGCGGCGCATCTCGGGAGCAATTCGTATCCGAGCCTCGACCATCCACTTGCGTTGCCAGAGACTGTCGGGCCGCTCGGTGACGACCTCGCCGTCGAGTTCCTGTCGGCCGAGCGCGGTGCCGGCATACATGCGCGTCACCTCGGCGATGAAGGCGGGGGCGAGATGTGCCGCGTTGTCGACGGTACGCGCCCGGGTGATTGCGGTCGCCTCGTCGGCAATGATCGCCTTCAGCAGTTTCGTCGCGCGCGGCGTCGTGGTCACCACCTGACGCGGCAGCGTTCCGAGCCGAAGCCCGAACTGCAACATGTCCCAGGCCCGGTTGCCGCGATTCCAGCGGGCGAGCTCGTCACACCACGCGGCGTCGAACTGCGGCCCGCGCAAGCCCTCCGGATCCTCCGCCGAGAAGAACTGGGCGATCGCTCCGGTCGCCGGCCAGAAGAGCTGCGATTTCGAGATCTCGAGCACAGGCCGCTCGCCGCGCGGATGCACGGACATCAGACCGGAGACTCCCTCGACCATGACGGCGCGGACATGCGCCTGCGTCGGTCCGACGAGCGCGATCCGGACCGCGCGCGGCTCACCGTGCCACAAACCCAGCGCCACGGCGCGAACCCACTCGGCCCCGGCTCGGGTTTTCCCCGAGCCTCGCCCACCGAGCAACAACCAGGTCCGCCAGTCCTTGCCGGTGGCGGCATGGAGCGGCGGGAGTTGATCGTCGCGAGCCCAAAGCTGCCAGTCGTGGGTGATGAAACGCGCAATCGCATCGTCGGCGAAGAGTGCCGACAA